GTCTAGGTCAAATAACACTCTAAGTTTTTCACCCCCCCTCCCCTGGTCCTGCCAGCTCGCGGCGATCGCGTGATCAACGGCGCGCTGCTATCGGTTCCAGTGGTGTGAGGGGTCAAGTGGCCTGCCATCAAGGGCACAGCCCGCAATGCGACCAGACTTCTCCAGGCGCTGCTTGGCAGAGTCGTGGCAATGCTTGCACAACGACTGCCAGTTACTGCGAGACCAGAACAACTTCCAAGCCGCCGCGATTTGTTGCGGCAACCCTGAAGCTTTGGCTTCTTTCAGTCTCGGCGGGATCTTGTGGTCGACTACCGCAGCCGGTACAGGCCGCTCATCCTTGCTGCACATCACGCACAGCGGGTGCTCTCTAAGGTGAGCGTCACGCGCTTGCTGCCAGCGATAACCGTAACCGCGCGCGGCGCTCCCCTCTGGCTTAGCCACTGGCTTGATCGTCGCTGCCACCCGTGATGCCAACCTGCTTAGCTGCATACCGCTCAATCAAGCTGGACGCTACGTCGCCACCGAGTACCGCAGTGAAGATGCACATGGCAGCGGCAAGGTAGACGTGAACATCAAACGCTATGGCAGCCATGAATGTACCCAAGCCAACCAGGCCGGCAGCACCGAACCGCATTGCGATCCTGACTACCAGTTGCCGCCATGTAAGGTCAACTAGGCTACTCGCCCGCAGCATCTCACCACTGAGACCTGCTGCCATTGCAAGACAGATGACGAACCATAGCGGCAGGTCCGCGATTGTCTTGGTAGCCTGCTCAACGAGGTTGTTGTGATCAGTCATGCTGGCTCCAGTTAACGGTAATAAAAAACCCCGCGTCACTTACGTGGGCGGGGCGATGCCGGTGCCAACCAGCAGGGAAAGGCGCTTTGCTGACCTTGCTTTGGGCTCAGCTATACAACGATAGCCGCTATTAACGCTCAAACCCCCAGTGGCGTAAACCCCCTGTTTTCGCCATTTGCGCCGGGGCTGTGTTCAACACGTCTTGCACACATAATGGGCGCATATAATGGCAGACGAACGGTAAGTATTATCTTCATGCCGCACGCTTAAGCCACGGCAATTCACGGAACAATATGGGCTGAATAGCCGCATGCAGCTGGTGCAGCTTTGCCTCCTGGGTAGTGGTTGAACTCCAACCCATGCGCTTCATCTGATGTTCTACCAGCGGCATAGGGTCTGTGAGATAGCGCACCCTTGCCAGCTTGACCAGCTCAATACCACCTTGGCCCAGACCACCGGCAATCGTTGGTTGTCGAATGGCAACCAGTGCAGCCTCCACGGCACTACCCACCGCACCCAGGTCACCAGAATACAAGTCTACCCCCCCGCTGCCTGCTTTCGCGGTACTGCGGATGAACACGCCCTTATTCTCGATGGCAGCGCCCAGCGTGCAGGGCAACGCCGCAACGGTGCCCCGGGTGCGGTACTCGTGGCCCCAGGCAATCAGCGCCCGTTCAATCACTTCAATCATCGGCTTTCCCCTGTCAATACAGACCCTAGTACAGATACCCCAAACCCTAACCCAACCCTAACACCATAAAACCTATATAAATCAGTATCTTTAATATGGTGTGTTAGGGTTACTAGGGTTGTTAGGGTTATTTCCTTGTGCGTGAGAAAAAACGTTAAAAAGGCTGTTTTCGTGTTTTTCACGCGCCCGCGCGCCTGTAAGCCGTGCAACCCTAGCGCGGTGCTGTAAACGCTTGATCTGGATACGGTTTTGCGTGCTAGGGTTGGATAATCGAACCCTAGCGCATGCCTAGCAACCCTTGCATATATCAGCATCATTGGCCCCCTGTTCCCGCCAGCGGCGCAGTAAAGCCCACGCACTTCTCCCACTTCTCTGGCTTCCACCCAGCCCGCCACGCAGCGAGCCGCCATGCGTGCACCTGCTGCCCCACCTGAATCGCGTCAGACAGCTTCAGGTTGGGGGGCGGGGAAGGCGTGAAGAAGATCGATCGGTGCTTGGCTTTATTGTCATCCAACCAGCCGATCTGCGTCGTCGTCTTGAACGTGTCCGGTTTCGTGGACAGGAACAAGCTGAACTTCGTCCCTGACATCGCATGCTCTTTGAGCTTGGCACACCACTCCAGGAACAGGTCATGCAGATCCTGAGTCAGGCAGATATCAAAGGGTACGCCCAGCTCCCCTGCTCGCCACTGAAAGTAGAACGTCTCCCAGCTCGCCCTGCTCAACTCCACCAGCCGTTGCCGAGCTGGCGTGTGCGGTGGCCGCGTGCGTTCGTCGAAGTCGCCGGTATCGTATTCCAGCAGGTAGTGGTAGAACGCCTCAACCCCGCCGTTCGCCAACTCCCACTTGATACGGATCGAGGCCTTCTCCGGCAGCGTGCGTTCCGGCCACAACACCAGCATCCGCCTATCATTCTCCCCGATCGGCCAGGGCATGATTTCGTTGCTGAGGAAGATGGCATTCATGTAGTTGGCCTCTTCCCAGCCGTTGACGAACTTCGACTCGATGCGCACAGTCGCCCCCGTCACCATGTGTTTAATCTTGCCCACCTGGTTGTAACGCTGGTCCCGGCTCACGACCTCTTCGAATAGGCCATAAAGTTTATTGGCCTGCCAGGCCGTCCAGCTTGATTCAAGCTGCGCCTGCCCCACGGTGGCGCCGTACTCGCCATAGATCACCCGCATCACCTTGTCGAACAGCAGCGACTTGCCCGAGCCTTCCATGGTCGAATGCATCAGCACCGCCGTGTCCAGCTTCGCGCCTACCTGCTGCAGCGGATACGCCAGAAAGCACATCAGCCAGTGCAACGCGTCATCCTGGCCATTACACAGAAACGAGACCAATTTGCGGATGCCAATGCACCGCTCATGATCGGGGTTCGGGGTAAGGGGCAAGCCCTCAAAGGTGTTGATGGTATCGGCTGGGCATTCGGTCATGCGTGGATCAAACAGCAGGTTCTCCGCAGGGATTACCCGCCGGCGCTCATCGTTCTGCCAGGTGGCAAACGCATCACCCAGGGCCAGCTTCACCGCACCGGCCGGCAAGCGTTGCCGCAGGTGCCTGTCGTATATGTCTTGCGAGCCATCCAGGTAAACATAGCGCCAGAACACGTCCGGGCCCTTCTCGCCCGTCACCTTCTGCAGTCGCCTGCCCAGCTTCGCCTCATTCTCGAGGCGCTTGGCGTGGTCAGCATCAATGCCCTTTTTGTTGGTCAGGTCATACCAGCTTTTCGCTAGAGGCTTGCCCAGCAGAGCCTCAAAGCCGGTCTTTTTGATGGTCGCCTTGCGGTACAGGTCGAACACCTTGGTCTCACCTTCAACCAACGCGAAGCGGGCGGTCACCTTCTCCAGTGTCCAACCCTCCCCGTCCCCCTCAGTAGGAGTAGCCCGATTTCCAGAGGCTGACGCATCAGATGGGGCCGGGGGAAGATCATCCATCACATCCGGCTGCCCTGCCTGTCGCACTACCGGGTCATTGGCTGCAGCCCTGAGTAATTGTTCCCGTACTGCCTCCAAGCCAAACTCACAGTGCAGATCATTCCAATCAATCTTGCGCGGCTCAGTCATGCAGCCACCTGCTGTACCGGAACCCGAGGGAACACCGCCACAACGCCGAGCTCACGCCCGATTGCTTCTGCCTGGGCCCGGCCCGGGTTTTTACCGTCTGGCTTTGGGTCATCATCACCCGCCAGAATCAGGCGGGCTCGGGGGTAACGGCCATGCAGTGCAGTGGCGATCTTTGCCATATTGCCCACATCCACCGTCATCACCGCCGCCCACTCAGTCGCCATAAAACAACTGGCCGTAGTCGAATAGCCCTCAGCCAGCACAATCAGCTCAGCATCCTCAAGCGAGCCGATGCAATGCATGCAGCCGGACTTGCGCGAGTGCTTTGGAAACAGCTTTGTGCCGCTGGGGCTGATCGACTGAAACGACCATATCACCCCCTCAACATCCGCTAGCGGTACCAAAAAGGTGCCCGGCTTTAACATCATGAAACTGTGGCTGTCTGGCCGAGGATTGGGCAGGTTATCGAAAAACCGTTTGATATCGTCGCCCGTCCAGAGATCGCAGCGCTGCAGCTCATCGTCGATGCTCAATACCACTGGCTTGCTGATGAACCGCACACCAAAAGGATCCACCTGCTTGCGCGCCAGGTACTCGCTCTTGCCTCGAGCGTTGGTGAATTCAGACAGCAAGCGCATTGTCGCGCCCTGCACCGCCTGGTGCATCACGAGCGTGCGCTGTTCGTCTGCCTCGATCTCGGCTTGGCGTTTTTTGCGCCGGGCCTCATCGTCCGCCCTCTGCTGCCGGCGCTCTGCTGCGGTCAGTTCTTTTTTCTCAGGACGCCAACCGCCCTCTTTAGCTAGATGGATCACCGTGCCAATAGTAATCTTGCCGGCCTTGGTGCTCTTCCAGGTACTCTCGGCAGCACCCTTGTCGTATGCCTTTGAACCCTTGCTCCAGTGCTCCCACGCATCAAAGCCCTCTTCACCAAACTCGGACTTCAAACCTGCAGTTACAGCCCACCACTCATCGCGGTTCAGATCCGGGCTGATATGCATCAGCAGTGATTTCAGATCGTCCAACTGCAAGCTGGTTTTGGGGTAATCAGGCATTGGCCACCCCCGGATAACCATCATGCAGAACGCCATCGAGCAGCCGTCCAGCAGGCTTTTTCCCGGCACGTTGCATCCAGACGTGGTTCTCACCTTCCGCACCCAAGTCGCTGCCGTTCTCGCCCAGGTCAGTGAACCGAATCCTCGGCACGCCATCGACCAACGGATAATCCATGGACTCAAGGCCGCGTGGCATCCACTCCCCCCACTGCTTGAACAAGAAAGGCACACCTTCATCCGCGCATTGATCCCTAAGCGAGCGCGCCCAATCCGGATGCATGGGCCTAGCCTCAGCTCCAGACTCACCGCCAACCACCACCCAATCGAGCGGCCTCAGCAGCTCAAAGCCAGGGGCGAACCGACCGCGCTGCTGAAACCCTGCAGCCATACCCATCCTGTGACCAAGCGCCCACGCGATATCCACCGAACCAAGCAATGGCTCAGCCGAAATCCACCGCACCGCCGCCGGCGCTTCCAGCAGCAGCGGAATGCGCGCATCAGCCGTGGCTTGGTCCTCAACGCTCACACCCAGCCAGACGTTCTCATACGGCCAGCCTGGCCCGCAGTTATCGTAACCGCCCCGCCCATTGCGTGACGGTGTCCAGTCAAGCCCTTCCGGCCAATGGTCCATGATCCTGTCATAATCCTCGTGGTCGTCTTCGCGCAACCACTCGAAGAACGCCAACATGCGCTCGGGCCGCTTGGTCAGGATCTGGTAGGTGTGGCGCGTGGTAATGCCCATAACGGCAAACACCGAAGCGATGAACTCAAACGGCACCGACTCGTGAAACAGGTCACTCATACTGTTCACGAATATCCGCCGCGGCTTCACCCAGCGGTAAGGCTGGGCCAGCAGCTCGGGCAGCAGACGCACCTGACCATTCCACTGCCCGCCCTTGGCGATCAGCCCTTCATAAGGCAACCCCGGCTTACTAAAACGCCCCGCCACCGTCTCCGCGTAGCAGTTGCGGCACCCTTCGCTCACGCGGGAACAACCACGCAGGGGGTTCCAGGTCGCGTCTGTCCACTCAATACCGGTATTGTCACCCACGGCGCACCCCCACATGCTCACGGATCGCCTGGCAATCCACACAGCACTCAACACCAGGCAACGCCTCGCGGCGCTTGAGCGGAATGGCGCAGTCACAGTCTTCACAATACGGATGGTCTATCACCGGCTTTGATGCTTCCAGTCGACGCGCAGCCAGAGCATCATCGATTGTTTGCTGGGCGCGTTCAGCCCCTACATCACAGAAGCCAGCCATGGTTGCCGCCCTCCATTGCCTGCCGAGCACCTGCCATGATTGCAAGGACCTCACAAATCACCTTCATACCGGCGTGATCCAACTTCTCGACCTCGTGCTGCTCCCATACGTTGTCAGCAACGCCGTCATGCAGACTGCCTACAAAAGCACCCTCAGCAGCCAACATTGAGCCCAGCGCCTTGAGCGCATCGTTGGTGGCCGGTACCGGCCTTGGTGTGAACATCACTTTGCCACGCAGTCGCGCATAGGCATCATCGATACGGGCGTCATCCGTTATGGTGGCCACCTCCTCAAACTCTTTAAGTGTCAAATGGTGGGTCGCATTCGCCACACTCACTTTCTTCTGCAACGTGTCGTAATTGGTCGCCATCATGGCAGCCAGGGCAGTCAGTCCGCCCCGGTAATCGCGGCAAGCGCAGTACAGCGCCTGGTGTAGATCAAGCACCGGACCTGCGTCCGGCAATAGATGATTACGGCTCATGTCGGAAAAATCCCCTGCAACGCCGTAGCCAAGGCGCGGTTGTCCGCATATCCTTGGTCTGTGGCATGGTTGTGTCACACGCCGGAGGGTGGAACGTCTGTGGTGGGTGGACCACTCCCCGGCACCTATTAAGCTGCGGCAGACTGCAGCGATCCGTTCCTAACGTATTCCCAGTCGATATCGGGCCGGATCGCTTCACAGGGCACAGCACCACAGCTCGCCTTATCAATGCGGATAGCAAGCTCCGCGCTAGCCCTCCGCCCATAGGCAACCTGTTTTATCTGACCAGGAGTGCTAATGCACTCGAATGCAAATGCACCAAGCGCCTCCTTGGTCATCGGCTTTATGTACTCCAAAAGGCTCATGGGTTTCTCTCTTCTAAACCATAGGACTGGTGGGATTGTTTACCTATAGGTAACCGCCTGTCAATACCATTGGGTAATTTACTTTTAAGTAATACCTGACGATCATCGGACCATGGACATAAAATCGACACGCCAAGCCAACTTGCTTGCACTCATAAATGCCAGATTCGAAGGCAAGCAGAGCGCGCTAGCAGAGGCCATAGACCGCTCATCCAGCTATGTGAATCGCTGCCTAATGCCTTTTGATAAAAAGGGCAGCAAACCCATTGGCGAAAAGTTTGCACGGCACATAGAACAAACGCTGGAAATGGAGCCGTACGCCCTGGATTCTGAAACGGGCATAGACACCCCTGCCCGCCGATCCTTTCTCAGCATTGCTGAACCTGCATCTAGTTACGCATTAGCTCCGGTAGAAGCCTGGGACGATGAAACGCCTCTAGGAGAGGATGAAGTAGAGCTACCATTCTTCAAGGAAGTAGAAATGTCAGCTGGCAAAGGATCTGAAGTTGCGCTGGAAGCGCATGGTCGCAAACTCCGCTTTGGGCGGCGAACCCTCCAACGAAAAAACATCACACCCGAAGCTGCCGCCTGCGCCACAATTGCAGGAAACAGCATGGAGCCAGTACTACCAGACGGCACAACAGTAGGGATTGATACCGCCTGTACGGCCATCAAAGACGGCAAAATGTATGCAATTGATCACGATGGGCAACTACGGGTCAAAGTGCTTTATCGGGCACCAGGTAGCGGCCTGCGCCTTAGTAGCTATAACCGCTCAGAGCATCCGGATGAGACTTATGATGCCGATTACGTAGTGGATAATATCCGCATTATTGGTAAAGTTTTTTGGTATTCAGTGCTTTTATAAATAATTTATTTACCAAAAGGTATTGATCTTATCTGTTACCCATAGGTATATTTGTGTTGAACCCACCCACCACGCAGGGTCAACACAATGCACACGACACAACCATGCCGTATTTATCTGCATCCAGCCGTCCTAGGCAACCCCGACACCGTTAACGCTATTGTTGCCCAAACTGGGCTGGCAGTTGTTGTGGGCGACAATCGGGCAGCTCTCTCATTAGTAAACCGCAACCCCCCACGTATAAGCTTTAAAGGCTCACGTCATCTTCTGGATAAGATCCGCCGAGACCTATTTGCTAGCGATCGGCCAACTGCATCAAAACAGCAGTACACGCCGCCCTCTGACCCATGGGGAGGTAACGCGGCATGATCTACCTCACCGCCATCACCGAACAGCTGCTGCCGGCCCACGTCCGCTGCACAGGCAGCTTCAATATCAAGCTTGTACGGCAGAACTTGGACGGCAGCACCCAGCCGATCATGGCGACCCTTGAAGTGCATCGCGAACCAAAGCACGTGCGCTGCCATCTGCGGGCTGGCATCGACTTTCATACGCTCACGCTGCCCAACGTGCCGCCCGAAGGGCTAGCACAACAGGTTAAGCAGTGGATTGAAGACTGCGCCAATGGCCGGCTGGAGCGTGCGGCATGAACGCATTCACTCAAGCCCAACTGAAAGCATGGCTCAACGTCCTCAAAGAGGCTCTGGTACAGCTTCGCCAAACCAGAAAAATGCACGGAGACAACCTTTACTGGGGCAAGTCACGCGGAATCATGGCTGCTGGCTATGCACTTGGGTTGATAACGTATGAAGAATGCCGCCGGATAGAAGACTTGATCGATAACGCCCTCGACAACTCCTTGCGGGAGGCCAACTTATGCATAACCAGACCCTAACCGACGCCGCCAAGCTGCTGGGCACAGGCCGCAACCGCCTAACCCGCGACCTCAAAGAGCGCGGCATACTCGACCACAACCGTCTGCCGCGGCAACGAGATATCGACGCCGGCCGCTTCGCCGTCAAGCTCAAGCAGCACACTAAAAACCCTTACATGAACCAGGGCAACGGCCAGCTGTACCACGTCACCCTGGTAACCCCCAAGGGCCTGTTGTGGCTCGCCAACCAGCTTGGCGTGACGGTCGAGCAAGAAGACCAGGAGCGTGCAGCATGATGCATCTGGTCGATTGCGCAAGGGGCGCGCTAAAGCTCTACGCACTGCAACTGCGGCACCCACACACCGTATCGCCAGAACAGGCGCAGACGGCTGGGCAAGAGGCGCTGGAGCGGCTGGAGTTGCTCGATAGCAGCACCTTCCAACTAGCCGAAGCCTATAAAGCGGCACGCGCTATTGTGCCAGCTCACTTGACCGTGGCTGTTGCCCCGCACCAGGGCGACGGCAAAAGCCTGATGGTCATGGTCCTGGACGGCAATCACCTGCTATCCACTGTCTATGGCAAATCACCAGAAGGCATCGCTGCATTAATGAACTTGAATAAGGTCGCCGCATGAGCACTCTAGAGCAACTCAAGCGGCGTTACTCCCTTCCTTATCTCACGCTGGAGCAGGTCAGAGTCGAGCATCTGCCCCACATCAAAACCAACAGACATCTGCTGCGCCTGATCAAAGACGGCGAAGTGGCTCTGCACCCCTCGCGCTTGCACCAGTCTACCCGCGCACCGCGAGTGATCTACCTGCCCGACCTTGCACGCTGGCTCGACGCCGGCATGCAACAGGCATCTAAAGCGGCCTAGCCGCACCCAATCCCAAAGCACTAGGAGTAACACCATGAAAGCAACCGACCCCGGCGAGCTGATCGCCAACCTCAACGCCGGCGTATTCGCTAACCAGATGGGCCGCGCCCTGTCCGATGTCGCCGCCGGCGTTGTCGAGCACGGCAAAAAGGGCAAAGTCGTCATCACGCTCGATATCAGCCAGATCGGCGAAAGCCACCAGGTCGAGATCTTGCACAAGCTCGACTTCCTCACCCCCACCAAACGGGGCAGTAAGCGTGAAGACACCGCCCTCAAAACGCCCATGCACGTCACAGCCGAGGGCCTCAAGCTCTTTGCCGAAAACCCTACTGGTCAACTGTTCAAACGCGAGCAGGCCCCGGTAGAACCACGCGACTAAGCGCAAGTAACCCGCCCACTAGGGCAAACAAAACCACCCACCAAAAGGAAGTACCAATGCTAACCGTTGACACGCTCAACCAGATCATCGCCCACGCACTTGCCGCCACCCAGCGCAACTTGGGTACCGATACGCCGTCGATCATGCTGCCCGAGCACTACAGCGTTCAAAGCCTCGAGCACCTGCAAGCAGACCGCGCCCGCTTCCGCGGCGCACTTAGCACCGAGTCGCTGGATGACTTCTGCAAGTACGTAGCGGACCGCAGCACCAAGGAAAACACCACCAGCGCGTTCATCCACGCCCCTACCATGAGCTGCAAGGCATTCTTCAACCTGGGTACCGAGCAAGCACCCGGCCACGGTGATCACACTGCGTCTCTCATCCTCAAACCTACCGCAGCCTACACGGCCCTTAATGCCATCGCCGGCGAGAAGCTCAGCCAACAGGCCCTGGCTGAATGGATCGAAGACTGGAACACCCACCTGGTAGTGCTCGGCAAACAAGGTGAAGAGATCGCAGTGGCCGCAGCGGTGCAGAAGATCCGCACCATCACCATCAAGGCCACCGCCGAGCGCACCAACAGCGAAAATGACTTCAGCGCTAACCGCTCATCAATGGACAGCATCGAAGCCGCCCATGCCGAGCAACAGCCAAAGGACCTCCTATTCACCTTCGCACCCTATGAGGGCCTCCAGGAGCGCACCTTCTGCTTGCGCCTCAGCATCATCACTGGCGACAAACCCATGCTCAAGCCCCGCTGGGTACAGCAAGAGCAACAGCAGGAAGACATCGCCCAGGAATTCAAGAAAACGCTCATCAGCGAGATCGGTGGCCTAGCATCAATAACCATCGGCACCTTCACCCCCGGCAAGTAAACCAGCCACCCAACCACCCGGCGCCGTCCACCCACCACGTATCCGGCGCCGGGACAGGAGACACAACCATGAATCTGTCAGATATGAACAGCGCCCAGGTCGCGATCAGCCTATTAGTGGTCCTGGTAATTGCATTGATCGCCATCGCAGCCTTCAGCGTTCGCCAGGCCTACTGCGAAGGCAAGCGTGACGGCAGGAACGGAACCGATTTTTTGATCCTGGACCTCCACCAGCAGCTCGCGAAGAAAATCAGCGAAAGCGAGATCGAACGGCACCAAGCCGCAGAGGCGATGGAACAGCAGTGGGTCCGCTTTGAAGCAGAGTTCAAACCACTGCGGGAAGAGAACGCGCGCAACGCTGAGGCCTACCCCCTTATGAACCAGCTCAAGCGCGACAACGCCGAGCAGGAACAGCGCATCAAATCCTTGAAGCAGGCCCTGAGCGCCGCACCAGTCATGCCTGTGCAAATCACCATACGCGATGCAGAAACCATCCAGCACATGGCCGAAAAGCTGCGCGCAGCCGCCCCCGCATTCCACGCCATACAGCAATTCAAGCCCTCCAAAGAAGCCAACAGGCTGGCGTTTTCCGGCGAGTCCCTAGCGGCAAAGCTGCGCACCGCGCTGGAGACCGACCAAGGCAAGAATGAATCACTGGAGGCAGCCGCATGACCAAGTCATTCCTCACCGAACTGCGCGAACTCCAGGCCGATCACGCCGCCCACGAAGGCAACATTCGCCTGCTGCAACGGGCCATGCCCAAGCTCGGCCCCACGGAATCACACCGCGCCCGCAACACCGTCCAGAACCTGCAGGCCCAGCAGAAGCAGATCGACAGACTGCTGCTGCGCGCCGAATGCGACAAGGAAATTTGACCATGTCAGCCATCCCCTACAAGTCCACCAGCAACCTGGTCACCCAGGGCATGCTGCTGGCAGGCGCCAAGGCGCTGCAGGAATGCGCCCAGGCTCACCACTACGACCAGAACAACGCCGCAGCGGTCTGTCTCACCCTATGGAATGCCATGCACAACGCCGCCCCGGAACTCCAGGGCGATCTGGGCGCATGGTCACGCACCATCAGCGGCAAACGCATAGTGTTCGCCGCACCAGATCCCGACGCGATCAGCATCAAAGACATCGCCGCCGGGCTGGCCAAGGTCAACCGCTTCAACGGCCAGACCACAATTGGCTATACCGTCGCCCAGCATAGCTGGTGGGTCAGCACCATAGTGCCGCCAGAACATGCCCTGCAAGCCCTGCTGCACGACGCATCAGAAGCCTACCTCAGTGATCTGGCCAGCCCCGCCAAACAGCTCTGCCACGACTACCGCCAGCTTGAAGCACTGTTGAACAACGCGATCATGCAGCGCTTCAACCTACCCGCCCAGCACCACCCCGAGGTCAAGAAAGCCGACCTCATCATGCTGGCCACCGAAAAGCAGGACCTCATGCCCCTGGCCGCAGAAGAAGAATGGCCAATCCTGCAAGGCATAAAGCCCTACCCACTGATGGGCCCACTCATGCCGCTGGATGCTGACCAAGCGGAAAACCTGTTCCTCAAACGTTTCGATCAGTTGATTGGCCGGGAGGCAGCATGAACCTACTTGATCTGCTAATACCTCGCATCATCACCGAAGAAACCGCGCTCAGCTGGAATGGCCAAGAGTGGGAGGCCGTTTGCCGCATGGCCGATATAAAGCCAGGCGAAACCTTCGATGCCGTAGTCACCATAAGCGGCCTCACATTCCTCGGCCTTATGTTCTTTGGCCGCATGGTAGACGAACCACGCCCTTGGCCAGGCGCAAGAACTCTACACCCCGAGCTGCCCACCCCCGGCATACTCAAAGGCGTAGCCCGCCACTCTGGCGACGGCTTCAAAGACCCCACCCGGCAAGGTGACGTTGTATACGTCTGGAATACAGAGCTACCAGCACCCTATGCACCTGGCCAATACCCAAGGGTAGGCAACCATATTTACTCAGCCAGCACCGACCAGTTCGACTTCATCCCGGTACCCACAGGCGCGGCCCAACTGCTGATTGATTCCCTGATCGCCCAGGAACGCAGCGCCAAGCAAGACGCCAACGCCCAAGTAGCCTGGCTGAAAAAGCAACTGGCCGCACTTGAACCCGTCGCCACGCCCACCTCATACAGCCCGGAGGTCCCGCAGATCACCACCGAAATGAAAGCGCAATTCATGGGTGAGTTTTCCTGGGAAGAGGAAGCACCGTATTACGACGAGGATGGCGAGCTGCATGAAGATCACGTCGCCAAACACACCGTGCCCTGGAGTCTTTGCAAAACAATCTACAAGGAAATGTCAGCGTTTGCAGCGGCGAGCACGCCGGCAGCCTGCGACTCCACCCCTGTTGAAAACGGTATTGGCGGCGCCCTTGCTCAGACAATGATTAAGCGGTCGGAGAAAACCCAATGATCACCCCCGACAAAATGATCAACCGCATCACCCTGCACGGCCTCGGGTTCATCCAAGTGCAACTAGAGGCAGACCAGCGCCTGCACGTATGGCACCCCGAGCTGCCCCGTCGCAGATGCTTTGAAGACTCAGCCATTCACAACCACCGGTTCAGCTTTGTCTCAAAAGTGCTGGTAGGCACGCAAATCAACACCGACTGCCAGGTCACGCCAGACGAAGCCGGCTCCCATATTAGCTACATCCACGAAGGTCCCCGCTCTGCCAATGGCGGGCGCCCCTGGGTGCCTGACGGCAAAGTAAGAGTGGCCGAATTGAGGCGCAAGGAAGTGGGTGCGGGCCAAGAGTACTTCATCTGGGCCTACCACCATCACCACACCCAGCCCGGCGGTAATGGCAAGGTAGCCACCGTCATGCGAAAGCTCGGTGAGGGAGAAAAAGGTGCCCACTCACTCTGCCTCGCCGGCGTCGAACCAGACGCCGACTTTGACCGCTTCCAATGGTCAGAGCAGCAGCTATGGGAAGTGTTGCAGGACGTACTGCTGGGAGCGAAGCTATGAGCAAAGAACGCCCCATCTTATTCAGCGCACCTATGGTGCGGGCCATTCTGGAAACCCGGAAGACGGTGACGCGTCGAGTTGTGAAGCCTGCAAAGTGCCTCGACGCGGGCGTCCAACTGGCGCCATGTGAAATTGCTGGGGAGGTGAACCGAAAGCGCGACTTCCGGCTTTGCCCCTATGGCCAGCCGGGCGACCGGCTATGGGTTCGCGAAACTTGGAGCACTCTGTCTATCTTCGACAAGATCAAGCCGTCTGACATGGACAGTTGCTACGCAGGCACCATTCGCTACATGGCAGATGGTTTTCGTAGCGGGAAGCTTCGCCCCAGCATCTTCATGCCCCGATGGGCCAGCCGGATCCTGCTTGAAGTCACTGCCGTGCACGTCGAACATCTGCATGCCATCACGCCCGACCAAGCCATCGCCGAGGGCGTTAACGCCGAAATCTGCTGCCAGTTTCTGGAGACGTCTCCCACCCGCCACACGCTGAAAAAATGCGAGCTACACGGCTTCGCAGGCCTGTGGGAATCAATCAACGGCACCGGGAGCTGGGACGCCAACCCGTGGGTATGGGTGGTCGAGTTCAGAAGGATCCAACTATGAGCGCCCTAAACACCCAATACCAACTCAACTACGCCGACAAGATCCGCGTCGACCTCTTCGCCGGCGGGCTTTCGGTTGAGCTGAGCAATATTTGCGAAATCTGCGGCCAGATCCGCAGCACCCGCAAACACCGTAAGCAACAGAAATGCTCACAGATCAGGCAAAAAATGTATCGGAGAGTTTCATGAGAGCGGACAAAACAGATTATCGTTACCTCGACCAGCTGCCCGATAGCTCGGTTATCTCGGTAGACGAGGTACTGGCCCTGGTCCGAGTGTCGCGGTCAACCTGGTACGAAGGTATCAAGAAGCGACGGTACCCGCCGGCGGTATACATAGGCCCGAGCTCCCCACGCTGGCCCCTTGGCCAAGTGCGCCAGGTGACCACTGGCACATACAAGCCAGCGATACAGGACCAAACTGAGGATCAAAAAGCAGCGTGAACGAAACAGGGACCAAAACACGGACCATATCCCATAAACACAAAAGGCTTGCCGGGTTAAACCCTCGCAAGCCTTTGTTTTGTATGGTGCGCGAGCCGGGATTCGAACCCGGGACCTACCGCTTAGGAGGCGTTGCTCGTCGCGTATTTCCACAACCAGCCCTGTCCGCTTAAAAACCCCATAGTCTATGCAAAACAGCCACTTAACAACCCGAGATTGTCCGAAGCTGTACAGCCAGTTATGATGCCAGCCGAGTAGAAACAGGGACCAAAACAGGGACCAATATGGCCAGGCTGACGGATCGGGAAGTTAAAACGCTAAAGGGAAAAGTGTCGGAGCGAGTTGGCGGCCGGGGTGATGGCGCCCTGATCTTCCGGCGGCGGGACTCGGGCGCAACCGAGGCTTATTACCAGTATCACTTCGAGGGCAAGGCCGAAGCAATCAAGATCGGCACCTACGGCGTGATGACGCTGGCTGAATGCCGGGCCAAGGCTTCCGATCTGGCCGGCCTGCGCCAAGTGAGCCCTAATCTCAAAGCCCACCTGCTGCAGCTCGCCGCTGAACTGAGCGCGTCCGCAGCCAAAGCACAGGAACAAGCCGCAGTGGAATCCAGGCGCGGGTCTCTGCAGGATCTCCTCGAGGACTACACGGCCGAGCTGTACGTCAATGACGTGGTGTCGGCCAGAGAGATCGAGCGCATTATCACCAAGGATTTTGTTGAGAAGCACCCCGAAGTAGTGGCCATAAAAGCCCGCGATATCGAACCAAGCCATTGCATGACCCTGCTTTCCCCGTTCTGGGAGCGCGGCGCAAAGACCCAGTACAACCGGGCTCGCACGTACTTACACGCGGCATTCCAAATGGGACTGCAGGCGGAATATGACGTTGCCAGGAAGAGCCGCAAGTCATTTGGGCTCACACATAATCCGGTGGCAGCATTGCGTCGGCAGAAGGAAGGCGAGAACGCTCACGATCGAGCGCTAACAGATGAAGAGCTGCGCCACTTCTGGCACAACCTGGGGAACGCAAAGAAGGTAGGCAAGCTGGTCACACTGCTGGTGCAGTTCATGATCGCCACCGGAGGCCAGCGGCCATACCGGATGATGCAGGCACCATGGTCAGCGTATGACATCGAAGGGAAGGTGTTCAGTACGCCCAGCCTGAAAGGCCGAGGCAAAGCCAGAGTGAACATGACCCCGCTCACCGATCGGGCGATCGCGATCCTCGAGGAGGTACACACGCTGACCGGTCAGCACCAGTGGCCATGGTCATATACGGGTGAAGCGCCAATGGTGATCAGCACACCCCGCAATGCCATCGTTCGGTTCATTGATGATAAGGCCTCTTACATCGACAAGGAAGCCGGCAAGCGCGTACAGGCGTTCACTCCCCGAGATCTGCGCCGCACCATAAAGCAAGTGATGCAACGCGCCGGCATCGAACCACACCTGCGGGATCTATTGCAGGACCACGGGCAGACCGGCGTAGCGAACAAGCACTATGCTAACAACCCGGACGCAGCGCTGCCGGATAAGTGGCGAGCGATTGAAGCTTATGATAAAGCACTTAATACCCTTCTGATAAAGCAATCATAATAGAGAAAGGAATCCAGCATGCAGGACGAACTCAAAATATTTGCCGCGATCGCTTTAGCCTTAGCTGGAGCTGCATGGAATAGACCGCACCTTTACATGGAAGTGGTAAATAAGTGGGTTTTTTATATTGGGACGGCGGCCGTGCTTTTATTCATCTGCTGGCAATCCACTTTGCTAGTGATTCTAATGAGCCTTAAACCAACGACCGAAGAAGCTTTTTTTCTTGCACGTGAAGCCATAAGTGCGCTCAAGCCTCCGGGCAGAATCATCTTATACTTGGGCGCACTGGTCTTCATTAATGGGCTACTAAGTCTATTTTCAAAGCACCTACTTAATGCAGACAAGAGAAACAATCAGCCAGACAAATAACGGTTTGCAGTTTTGACTAAGGGCTGGCTGCACTGGGCTGGCTCTTTCTCTCAACACACCCCATCACCTGCAGAGCGCAGAACTCCAAAGCGCCCTCCACCTCATCCAACGCCCTGCGCCAATCCTCATTCACCACCAGCGGCGGTCTCCCCGGCAGCAGGCACGGCACCAGGTTGCACTGGCTGCGCTGCTCGGTAGGCGGCAGGGTCGGTGGTGTCTGGGCGGGAGTAGAGCATGCCGAGGTCAGCAGGCACAGGCTCAGCCAGATAATCCATGATGGTTTGATCATTTCGTTTTAACTCCTCAATGGCGCGATCCTGCCGGCTGGCCTGTTGTTTGATGGTCTGCTCGAGCAGCTTGATGCCACGGTCTATATCTGCAGCGCGGTCGATCTCGTGCTGCTGCCCTTCCAGCACCAGCGCCTGCATGGCCGTCAGCTCCTGTTCCTTGGCCAGGTCTTTCTCCGCTCGATCGGCCCGCTGCGTTTCCAGCTCAATGCGCGGGCTGATGATCCACCAGGCGATGCCGGCCAACAGCCCGAGCACAGCCAACACCCCGCCCACCTGCATCAACAGCTTGTATTTAGTCAGCACGCATCACCTCCTCTGCCAACAGTTCGGCCAGGACCTCCGCAAGCTGCAGCTTCCAGCGCTGGTACACTGCCACATCACTCGGGTTGCTGATAAAGAAAAGCTCCACGATGATGCCACCGCCCCGGCTCACAAACGCCAATCGGCTGTGCTGCCCGCTGGCTTCACCCTTCGCCCCGCGGTTGGGAATGTCCAGGGTCTCGCTGACGGCCTTACAGAGGCGCAGGCCAATCTCCATCTGGCCCGACCAACTTAGCGTCTCCACCCCCGTAGCCGTCGGCAAGTGAAAGGCGTTGCAATGAAACTCCAGGGCAATATCGTGCTCCGCCGCCAGCCGCCAGGCCTTGGAAAGCGGCAGGTTCTGCCCGCGCTCCCCGTCCTTCCGGAACTCGACACCCCGGGCGCGTAAAGCCTCAGCGAGCAGGTCTCTAAACTCCAGCACTATCCGGGCCTCGGTATAACCATTACCCACAGCACCAGGGTCAGCATCGGAATGCCCGGCGCTTATAAACAGTGTTCTCGCTTGCATTGGCTTGCTCCTGAATCGCAGGCATAAAAAAACCGCCAGAAGGCGGTTATGTGAAAAGGTTCGCAGACGCCGGCAGATCAGCCGGGCACCATCATGATTTTTGAAAAGGAATTCTCATGCTCATACTCACACGCGAAATCGGCGAAGCCATCAAGGTAGGCGACGACATCACCATCACAATCCTCAAAGGCGACGGCGCCCAACGCTGCAAGCTGGGCGTTGATGCGCCGAAGCACGTCACGGTTCAGCGGGAAGAGATCGTTGAGCGTGGGGCAATCGAAGCCCAGATCGATAGCAGGCAAAGGTAGCGACGGGACGGATTTCGAATCCGTTTGCACCCCTTATTCTATGGGCCTTAGATACGCCGCAAGCCCCTAGAATCGCACTATTCCACATGATGCTATGGCGTGCTTAGGGAATCATGGGGGATCTCATTCCCCCAAATTTGCACCAGCCTTAGAACACTTGCACCCCATGCAGGCGGCACTATACACCTACGCGGTTGATTGTAAAGGAAAACCGCCCTTTTCAGAGCGGCCTTTTTCTGTCATTTTGAGCATTTCGCCACGTTTAGAATCAATGACTTAGAGGGGAGTTTTGCGCACGATCCAGCCGCAAATATCCCCCAGTGATCCAATCTATGCGTTGGGATAAGCCTCAGTCGGCGGCGTGAAACTTGATGTGTAACGGCAAACACCATTAGTTAGCCGGAATTCGTCGATATTCATCAAGGTAGGTTGCCCGCCGATCATGGAACTGTTGCCTGAAAGCCAAAGTGGGCCGCTTGTGAAAACGAGAGAGCTAACCACGCTGCCTTGCAGGGCGCCGTCAATAAATAAACGCATCACATTGCTTCCATCTCTAGTTACAGCTATGTGAGAAAAGCCAGAAAGCGGAACTCTGGCAGACGAGTCGCCGGTAGTCGTGCTGCCGCCAATTGTGGCTCGCAATAATGCGCCGGTCGCCGTGTGCGTTACTTGAATCCAAAAAAATCCACCCGTTGTCGCGCCCATAATATAAGACGTTCCGGAGGTCTGGCTTAAGCCCAGAAAAAACTCTAATGTGAATAGGCCGCCGAATATCGGCGTCCCTAGAGCGGGCAGCGCCAGCCTGTCTGCGCTGGCAAGTCTACCGCTTGCCGTGCCAAAAACCTTTGGCGAAGACTGAGTTGTGGGTGATCCGCTCTTTGTATAGGTGTTGCCTTTTTCATCGGGGAAAGTAGTGTCGCCGTTTGCGCCGTCAAAGTGTAGCAAACTGACGACATTGGCAAAGCTGGGATCTCCTGATGGCGGCGGCGCGATTGCGGTAAAACGAAAAGGATTAAGCAGCATCAGGCAGGACTCCCGATCAAATAAACCTTCAACCCTTTTGCTGTCCCGTCCCCGATCTGGTCAATGTCAATTGTTATCTCTGCGTCATTGGCAAGAGTAGCGCCAGACAGAACAGCAGCGATTGCTGCTGTAAAGCTGCTCTTTTCGGTATTGTCGATGGTCATTTTGGTGCCCAGGATACTAACCCCCGACTCGTTCATGTCTACCGTGAAGATCGCCCCGCTGACTTGCGCTGTAGTAAGTGATGCACGCACGGACGTCAGGGTGAAAGCGTAAGGCATGCGGAAAGTTACTTTGGATGTGCCGGCTGTGAGCGCTGTAGTTTCGTCTGAGCAGGCGACAGGTATAACCTGCAAAGGCGTGCCGCCACCACCTGCTGCTGCTATGACGGGGCTTGCGGGGTTTGTCCGATCAATCGTTATATTCGGCCCCGCAACCAGCGCGCTCTCTTTAGCCCCTAGCGCCGCTTGCAAATCTGTCTGATCAGAAAGAGTCCCTGCAATATCGCCCCATGCAGCAGCGCCGCCGCCAGACACAACAGCCCAAGTGCCAACGGCGCGGATATAAAAAGATCCATCAGCCGCAACAGCATACCGCGCATCGTAAAATGACCACGCGCCGTCAAGATAGCGCGCCAGCTTGTTTGCCTGCCCTGCCCATACTCCGGTTGGCGCGGTGCCGACAACGTGCCGCTGGCCCTCGACGCCAGCCGGTGGCGTGTTTGCGCCCACGGTTTGGACTCGCACCTGTAACAGCGCGTCGATCTGGTTAAGGGACAGATTCAGGCCGGCAGCAGGATCGGTCGTGTTCTCTGGCACAAACGGGATGGCGTTGTTTATCGTATTCATAATGTGACCTCTGCTGCCGGGCCTGCGCCGGTTGAATTGTTAAGCTGCTGCACGCGCACAAGCGTATTGGCTGCCGGTTCTGCGACGATCAGATATTCGTTTTGCGTAGTAAACACAGTGCCTCCGATAGTGACCTGATAACCCGCGAACTGCGCCCCCATGCCAACCTGAGTGCCGCCGCCCAGCCTGCCTGCGCCTTGCCATGTGACTGTGAGATTGCCGCCGCTTCGAGTGGCCCGCAGATATCCAGGCTTTCTCTCTGTCTGGCTCTGGCCTGTGAATGTAGCTGTCTCTACGTGAGATTGATCCGAGCCGAAGGAGGTGACGCGGAATGTCAGCTGACTGTTTAGCTCGAACAATTCAGCATCAATGAAGAATATGAACTGGCGCTGCATAAGGATGAAGCGCGTTCCGGCAGGGTGCGCGGCAACTGTTGAGCCTTTGCGACCCCGCAGCCAGCTTGATACCTCCCAGACTTTCGGCTCGACCTCTTCGACCGTTCCGAGATTGACAAGCTCGTCGCCGATCAGCGCCAAGTTAGCCCGGCTCATCATGCCGGCCAGGCTGGCCGACTCAAGCTCATCATCAAGCACCAGCCGGATACGGGCCGTGTTCGTCGTGTCAGGGTAATAGACCGAATGCGCCGGCAGCGGGTCTACAAGCTCGCCTATGGTCGCCTCGACCTGCACGTCGACCGAGTCTATGTAGTTCTGCCCGCCATCGTTAGATAGCTCGACAAGCGCGCCCGACCAGTTATCGGCAGCCCGTCCGACTGCGACGTAATATCCCAGCCGGTCGTCAGCATCGCGGATAATGTGCGAGTCGATGAAGTGCAAGATGGTTTCGCCGACGATCAGCGAAGGCGGCGCAGATGGCTGCTGCACTGGCAAGCCTTGAATCGATGATGCGTATGCAGAGCGCCGATCATAGCGGGTAACGCAGTTCTGCTGCCCCTCGTCAACTTCCGTCTCGATGATCCGCAGTCGCTCGCCGTCAAGGGTGATAATGTCGCCATCAGTCAGCCATATCCAAGAATCAGGCAAGCTGAATTCCCAGTCGCCGCGCTGTTCTTCGATGCTGATCTTGTGCGCGATGATTGCAGCCCTAGCAGCATCGTCAGCGCGCATGATGACGCTCGTTTGCATCTTGGTTTCTGCGGTTGCGCGATTATCCAAGCTGCGATCGCTGGTCTGCTTGTCCGCCGACAGCCCGCCGTCTATGTCGTAATACTCAAGATGCAGCACACGGGGTACAGTGATGCTGTCTTTGCGCTTGAGCTTGCGGCCTTCCTTGCCGTCATCGATCAGATCATCAAGCGTCAATGCTGCGACAACATCCCCGCCGCGCTGGACAAAATGCAGTTGCCCATCAAAATTGGATGCGTCGAAAAGATAAATCTGAGCCAGCGATTCTATATAGCTGAATGCTGCATCGGCTGGCGATACTGGCAGGCCGTCAACGCTACCCTCAAGCCCCTGAATATTGATACGATCAAAGGGCAAGCCAGCTCTCAAGCATATCTCTGCGACCACGTCAGCAACCGGCCAGCTTGCGGCTAGCGGGTCATACGCCATGCCAGGCTTGGTGCCAATGCCGTCTAGCCCGCTCATCGCTTAATCTCCATCAGATACTGAAGGCGCAGCTGCACGTTAAAGCCGATTTTTATCAGCCCGACATGCGGCCCAGTGTCGAGCAGGCGCTCAATCGTGAATCGGTCGCGCTGCTGGCGGTAGTACAGCGAACCTTCGCGTACATAGCCAAGGATCACATCGCTGTTGCTGGTCTGGGTGAAGCGCTTATCGTCAAGGATAACTCGGGGAGTAATTGCGCCGGGATATTCGGTTATCACCTGCGCCCCGGCCACGGTGTCAAACCACCGCAGCTTGGCCATGCCCGCCTGCACAAAAGCAACAGCCGGACGCATGTTCTGATCAAAGGTAAAGCTGATCTCTGTTATGTCCGGGCCTGAAAGCACCGCAAACGGCTCGACCTCTGGCGCATCTAAAATAATGTCATCACCGATCAGCCGGCCGCGCCATCGCTGATAATTGCTCCCTCGCGACGGATCTTGTATTGCGATGCCGCCGTCCTCATAGTCCACTGTTCGCGTGACCGGCAGCGCACGCGCACCAGTCAGCGCCGCAGTGATCGCAATTGTGCTGAGTACGCCATCCGGCATCATGGGCGACGGCCCCATGAGTGCCTAAAGACTATGGATAATATATCGCTTGATGTTTTTGGTATCTTTGGCGTAAAGCCGATCTGAAAAGATGTCGGGCCTGGCGTGATCCATGCCGATCCTACTCCTGTGGCAAAATTGGCGATCGACAAGTCCGCAAGAAGCGTAAATTGCCGCTCAAAAGAGCCTGTAGAGTATGCAGCTGCAAGGTAAGACCCTCCCTGGAATGTGCCAGAAGGTGATCCCGTTATGCCTGCAATGGCCCCCTCGTAGAATGCCTGCTGGTTAACTGATGTCGGGTCGCGGCCCATCGATGAGCCATTCTGATCAAAACGCCATCCGTCAGCCGCCGCGCTTACGACTCTAGCTGCGCGAAAAGTCCAGTCATAAACTCCCCCAATGTTGCCAGAAAAAGTAACCTGCCCCGTGTCGTCCGTGGTTTTTGGGTACAGTCTGAACTCGTATGTCACATCTAGCGTTTCGTCGGCCTGTATTGTTATCGTCGTCGGGTTCCCGCTCCCGTCTAATATTCTGGCGCGACTAAATAGACCTCCAGTGACCTGCCAGCCGACGCCAGCCTCGGAAAGATTGCCCGCAGCAGCGCCGGCAGCAAATCTAAAAGTGTTCCTTATCCACGAAAAATAGGGCGCGGAAGGCTGGGCACCCGTTACGCTGGCAGCAACTCTTGTTTGCGTCGAAGCTATTTGCGCGACGAGCCCTGTATCTGTGAATGTCGGCGCGGCGCTGCCAGACCCGACTGAACAATAACGCATCCAATCGTTATTATCCCCCATCCGGTTTAGCCCGCCATCGGTTATCAAATTAGGAAACCTTGCCAGCTCCCCGCGCTTGTCCGTGCTGATGACAAAATAGCCAGCGCATTGAGAGTGCAACTCTAAGTTAACTTGTGGCATGCGATCCTCCAATAACCGTACCGCCCAACGAATCGGCTGATTCGGCAGGGTATCTTGTGTATGAAATTAAGCCGGCCCTAAATGAGCCAGACAAAACTGAACCCCCAGCAGAATCAGCAGACTCGGCAGGGTATCTTGTGTAAGTAATGAGGCCGGCCTTAAACGATCCAGACACTACCGCGCCGCCCGCTGAATCGGCTGATTCGGCTCCTGCGACAATTAAAGTCAAGCTTGATCTAAGCTCTCCGCTTACTACAGTGCCACCACCAGAATCTGTTGCCTCGGAAAAGACAAAAAAGTCAGGAGCTACACTGCCTCCTGTAGACTCTGACTCCTGGATGTCTTCAATCGGATAAGGCCGAGAAGTTAATCCATACCCATAAGCCCGCTCAACCTCAAATATCCACTGAGGCAACGCGCCGCCTGTGTCCTGCAAGTCCTCATCCTTGGCGACCATGTAGCATGTGCCGCGCATTGCTGGAACCTGACCGACTCCGA